ACAGTCGGACCGCGTCATTTCACAAATGACTGCGGCGGAAGCCAGCATGATGTGGCTTCCACATTGTCCTTGCGGACAATGGTCGTCCGCGTCTCTCGACGCAGAGTGTACTGCACCCTGAAGCGCCTTGATTGGGCGCCACGGAGTACAGCGTACATATCGACACTTGAGTGTCGACGGGAGTCATTTCCAAAAGCCATATCGGCGATCGGAACGTGACGTAACGCCTTAACTCTCCAAACCATACGTCTCCTGTCGAAGACGCATAGAGGAGAACTAAGATGTTCTGAACCTGTTGAGTCAAGACCAGTATCTGGCTCCCCTTTATAAGGGCGCCAGTATCGGAATTGCTCAGGCACGTTTGACAATACCTTGTCATATGTACCCTCGAAGAAACGAGTTGCAAATGCGTTTCTACGAGTCAAGTTCACCCACTTGAAAATATTCTGGAGTGAATCCAGAGCATAATCAAGAATGTACGGACGAACGTCTTCACCCTTGTACCAATCTGCCCCACAGGATTCTCTAAAAGGCCCCTGTAAGAAGGTCTTTTTCCTGTTTGCCTGAAATCCCATCGCCTTCAAAAGCGATAAGACATCATTAGCGTATTTTCTTTTGACGATAATGTCGTCTCCGTATACTGAAAAATCAGTACCGGGGATTCCACAACCGACGGCAGAGCAACACGCAACAAACAGTAGAGTCTCAAGCGGAAAGCAGAAGCCGTTTCCCATCGAACAGAACTTGTGATAAACGTTAAGTTTACCGTCAAGCATGTACGAATCCGGGCGGAGAGAGTTCAAAAACTCAAACCACTCGACGGGAAGAACGAAACGAGCGAGGCCAATAGATATTGAGTCAGATGCTGAACTCAAATCGATGGTAACGAACGATTCGTCTGAATCACTCGCTGACCCTTGTCGGGCCAGCTCGCGATTCAAGCTCTGGTCTCTCAAGTCGATACCTATACGTTCTAAGTTGGTACGAAGAACGTTGTCGGCACCTTTCTGGAGAAAACCGTTGAGCAGCGGCTCGACTGCGATGGCACGATGTGTCTTCGCAGTCTTGGGGACGAAAGCAACTTTATTGTAACGCAGCATACGCACTTTGGACCGGAATTTCTCGCGAGAGAAATCCCAATCTAAGCACTGATAAGGACCGCGAGACTCGAGAAGTAAATCACGAGTCTGGTAGTTCCGCATCAGCGCCCAATATGCATATACCGCGGCGCTCGGCGTCACAGTCCACTCTTTAGCTAATAGCTTTGCAGCTAGGTGAGTGGCATTGCCGTGTACACCAATCGAAGCGCCCGCACCAAAGTCCGCTTGATCGAGGATGGCTTCGAGGTTCGGCCTTACACCAATAGTAAATTGGATAAAGGACCTTATTCTCGAAAACTTCTCCTCGTGAGGACTACGCAGCGATGCGTAGAGCTTAAACCTCTTATTCAAACGCTTACAACGGCGTTCAGACTTGAGGAATGAGCCAATAGCCGCAGCTTCGGGATCTGTTTTTGACAGATCCTTGGGCCATGGATATTTCTTCACAAGCGAAGCAAACTGACTCGCCGCAAAATGCATAGCGGCGTCTGTATACTGCTGTTCAGACATTGAGTCAGCGTAAGCAAGAGCAAGGTCATACCTTTGCGAGCGAAAATGCCCGTGTAGGATACGCACAAACTCGTACTTACTATGGCACAGAAACAAATCGTTCATAACTTCCTTATATAAAGGAAAGGAAGTCGAACGAAGCTTCAACTGTACTTCACGTAGAGCACGAAGCTCCTTGGGGGTCATCACGATCTCCAAGCGCCGCTCGCGAAAACCTACCGAGAGAAATTCAAGGTAGGCTGCAGGCGGTGAGGTACTGGAGCACCGGTTCATTACGAACAAGTGCCACCACGATAAGGACCAAACAAAAGATATCCGATTTTCTAAACCGTTTATCTCGTAAAGTCCGAATCAGCCAACCGTCTACTAAGGCTTTCACCTTAGTATGCGATCTGCTGACTCTTCACGTGGGTCTTGAACGATGCGGATGCCAAGAAGGCACCCATGTCGTTCAGCAGCGTGTCTACGTTAGCAGCGGTGTACCCGACAGGGACAGACACCTGAATGTCCACGATCGCATCACCCATAGGGGTGAGAGCGCCCGTGAGCGTCAGGGTCCTCGTCAGTTTCGCTGAGGTGCGACCCACACCAGAGAAGATCGCGGTCGGCTTGGGAGCCGTCCGTGAGAGCTTCACATCATCCTTGATGGAGACGGTTTTCGCCGCTCCGATGTATCCAAGGCTGTTGACTCCAAAAGAGTCCTGTGTGTAGGTGCCCGCGTTGACAGTGAGTGACATGGAAGAACATCTCCCGTGTTTAGCAAAGGATTACTCCTTCGCTCATTCTAACTAGAGAAATTTCTAGCTAGTTAAAGCCAGTGCCTTAACGGCGCTGGGTGAATACGCGGTTCATCCGCTGCACGATTAATGCAACAGCATCCGCCATCCGAGTTGCGTCGTCAAACTTGAAATCTGACTTCACTACAAGAGATGGAGGAAGTAACTGCGTACGGGTCTTCGTCGTCATCCGAGAAATACACATCCCGGATGCTTGGCGAAGAATATTGTAAGTGGGCCTGACCACCGAAATCGGTGACCAGACATTCGTCACAATACGACTTGTCGTAAGACAAGACCCTAGCTGTTTTACACCTGGAAGAGGAACGAGAGCATTGAGGAAATCCCCAAAGTTCACGAACCAGTCAGCGACGAACGAATAAGGTATCAGCTCCCAAGGGAGAGTTACCAAACCCTTCGTGGAAAAACCTATATTTGCATATAGGTCAACCATATACTCGTCGAGAGACATAGCACGCACAACTACCTCATCGGTCTTTTGTACACCGTAAGTTAGCGTGTATGCTGGTGTCGCATATGACAAGGTCAACGTATCATTTCGGAATCTGGTAAGATTACCAGAGGCCCTAGTGGTACGTCGGACTTCGCCGACTTTCTTCTCTAACCCTTGTATAACCGCTCCTATATCGCGAACAACCGGCATGACGCCGTAGCGATACGTGAGCCAGACATCAGCAGCGGCCCCAAGACGACCACGACCGCGTTCTGCTCGAGAGAGCAGGCGCTGAAGTGAGTCCAAAGGCCTTCTGATTAGTCTGAGTGTCGAGCGTATCTCGGCCAGTGACTCATAAAGATTCGAGTCACTGAGACCACGACGCGCCAAACACCTGGTGGACACCTCTTTTTGAAGCTCCTGTACATCCGATGAAGAATGTACATTCACAACGTTAAGAGGTTCACTCACGGTACCGGGCCTAATTCGATTGGCAAACCACGGACCATCATATCTGGCGGCGAACCTTCGTCCGACGCCAGAACATGTGATCGTAGTGGAGTCCCTTTCAACTTCGGGTCCCTGACCAAGAGTGGCCAAGTCGCTCTCCCACTTATAGTAACTCATATCAGTGAAGACGGTTTTACCGCTCCGCTGGAGGAACTTAAAGTTAGGAGTCACCGTATCGTCCATCTGCTCTTTCGAGCCGATAGCGAAGGTATCATAAGTACCGACCTGTGTGTAAGAACTTTGCGCACAGGTCTGCCACTTAAAATACTCTAGCATCGTAGCCGTTGAGGGTGTGAACCCACCGCGGACACGAGTACGATTGTACGACATGGTATCTCTCCAAGAGGGTGATTGCTGTTTAAAGCAAAGATGAGTGGTTCACGATATCCAAGCTGAAGCCCTCGCGGGCGTGGCAAGGAGTCTCGTAATACCCACAATAGCAGATTTACACCTGCTATAATGAGCGGGGGCCCGAC